GCGATGCGCTGTAAGCTGGCTTGCCGTACCACTGTTCAAATTTAGCCAAAGCCTCCGGCGAGTTCTTATCTTGAATCGCCTGCCACTCGTCGTAAGCGACTCTGCGCGGGTTGTTGGCGTCCAGTTGTGCCATCAGCTCCGCTTGCGTTTCAACTTCCGGAGTCATGAAGTATGCAGCACCGGCCAAGGCGGCAGGGACAGCAAGCTGTCCAGCTGCTTTACCTAATGTTTCGGCACCGGGGCCTGTATACCCAAGGAAACTTGCCTCTGGTTTAGCTTGAGATACGGCTTGGAATCCTTTCGGTATGCTCCGAGTAACTTCCTGATCACCAAAGAAGAGCCTATTGCCTTCCTGCCTGACACCTGGCGGCAAATTAGATCCTGTGCCGGTGGCCGGCCCAGCAGATCTTATAGCCGCTTGCATTTTAGCTTGATAATCAGGTGCTAATACATTTGAACCGGAAGCATCCGTAGTTAAGGCACCTACATCGCGTAATTGATTGGCTTGATCAGCCGTAAACTGCATAGGCTGACCTGTTTGAGGATCTCTAACAAAGACATCTCGGCCCTGCGAAGAAACGTTACGGATGTTCTGAGTATCTCCAGCACGCAGCGGATCAAAGCCGCTTGATGTAGTGTCTTTGAAATAGTCGTAGCGACCTGTCACCGGATCAATTCCGGTTCGGGCCAATTCCGCTCCAGACTTGTAGCTGGGGAACAAGCCAACATCGCCTTGAGCAAACTTGCCCGCAGGATCGACAGACTGACTAAAGAACGTGCCTGTGCCTCGAGGACCAAAGATGCCTTGAGCAAGAGGGTTCTGGGCTCCGGAAGAGAACAAATTGCTGGCTGCGCTAAAGGGTGTGGTAAGACCTCTGCCAAGTCCTTCAGCAAAGCGACCACCAAACGTAGATCCGGCCTCCGCCGCCCCTAAACCAAATGCATTGCCGACACTTGTCCCTTGCAGCGCGCTACCTATTCCAGAAGTAAGGGCGCTACCAGCGTAACTAAGGGCGGCTGATTTCAGCGCGTCTCCCCATGATCCGCCTTGAAGCTTTGTAACAAGTCCTGATGCGATGATGCCGCCGATACCCGGCGCGATTATGTTGCCGATAATAGGCGCAGCAATCGGCGCGACCTTCTTTACGACCCTTTTGATTGCCCGAAAGACTTTCTTGAAAAAGAACTCCGGCTGACCCGTTATCGGGTTGATTGAGTTGAGTTCGCTGCCCACCACATAACGATTTGGGTCTTCAATACCCATCATCGTCATTTGCTTGAACAGGTCTTCTTTCAAACCAGGGTTGGCATCCAGCACTTCTCGGGGGACAACCGTCTCACCCTCTGCCGCATGAACCATGTAGTTGTCGCCGTAGCGACCGAGTGTTGCCAAGCCGTTTGCTAATGCTTCAGCCGTGGGCTCACCAGAATATTTAGGGGACGTATCAACCAACATTAGGATATCTCCAGAACACTAGCGAAGACGTTAATCTTCGACGCTGTATCGCAATTCATTATAAGCGCATCGCCGGCCTCCAACGCGAAAGGGCCAGCGAGAGACGTGTCTGCGAGAGTTCCGATGGTGTTCTTTTCAAGAATCACCGTAGTAGAGGCAGAACTATCGGTTATCTTAGGGAATACAACGACATCCCCAGTGTGACTATTATACAGATTTATGTTTTTTACAATGGCTTCTGTCGCTGCGGGACAGGTATAAACCGTAACATCCCCCGTAGAGCCCACCACAGTAGCTATGTTTTTATACGCAGAAGCCATCAGTCCATAAACCAGTTAATGCCATTCGTGTCGTCTTCTCCGCTGATTACAGCCGGAAATTCCATTTTTGTAAGCGCCATTTCAATATCGCGCATGATCCGGACAAACGTATCCGCATCGTACTCATCAGGGGCCAAGGGCATGGCGTGATCTAGAAGTTTCGCCATTACCGCCTCCCATCCGGGCGAAGACCCAGACGCAAATCGCCCAAAGTCCACGTTATATCGGTCGTATCGCTTTCGATACGCAACGCAATCTGACGCGACCGGCTACGCAGAAAAGCCTGCTGCGTGCTGGATTTGACCGCGTTAGTCGAGTTGATTGTTAACGGGTCACCAGGGTAATTCCGCGCTTTTAGTATGTAGTTAACAGAGGCGTCCGCATCCGAGCTGGTAATGTCGATGTCTGGAATAAGCCGATCCACGAACATAAACTGTTCGCCATCACCAAGGTCAAAGTCAGCAGACTCAATAAACGAGGTCATCGGTGATCCGTCGTCGTCATCACCGCTTTCGTGGACGTACACAAAATTCGTACCGCTGGCCGTGCCACATGCCCTTGGATTATCGTGAATGCCATAATCCACCCAAGCGGTCCGCGACAGCGTACCCAAGTCCCAAGTGTTTTCTGTAAAGTTGAACTTTACATAGCGGTCTATCTCTGTTGCATCCGCACTCGGATAGAACCAGAACACCTCGTCAAACATCTTGTTGGACGCCGCAAAGCACTTGAAGCTCTGTTCGAGGTTGATGTCATCGAACACGTATCGAAGCAGCGTACACGGAATGGTCTGCACACGGCCCGTGTACACATAGAAGTTTTCACGATCCATCCAGAACACCTTGTCGCCTACCGTGGCTACGGCGTTCGGGCCTAGAATCGATATGTTGTTCGACAACATGCTAAACCCAAAGGTGAACGGAGGACCTGTAAACCGCATGGAATGAAGCGACGTGTCCGTAAAGATAAGCATCTCTTGGCGCGTCTTCTGAGCCGAAATGATCTCGGAGCCTGACGAAATGCGCTGTGATCCGGCAGTGTCCGTAGCCGTAGGCGTCCAATCAAATGGATTCTCTTGATCGGACCAGCGCACCATAAGCAAATCTTGGTCCGTCTCTCCTTGCGGGTTACAGCCGAAACAAACCACGTGCCTGTCGGTGGTTGAGGTCATTAGCCTGCGGGTTATGGTTGGCGCATCGGAAGCGCCAGACTGCGAGGAAAACGTCGAAGCCCGGTTACCAAGGCCAAGCGTCTTGTCCCAGTAGAACAGGTTTCCGTCGAAGACGTTGAACATCAGGTCTTCGCCCCAGTTATCCTGAGACCAGAGACGAATGTTAGAGCCCGTTTCGGCGGCGGTGGCTGATTCTTCGCCCCATCCAACAAAGTCGTTTGCTTCTTTGACCACCACGCCGTCATCGTGAGCCGCCGCAGTGGTGCCCCTCGCGCCTCGAGCAACGCCTGCGTTTATCGTGTTCGTAGACTTGCCGGTGTACTGGATAAGCTCGTCTTCTATCAGCATGAGGCCGACAAACGTAACCGTATCGCCACTGGATGAACTTGCAGCAGTGGTGCCGTCATCGCCTCGCGTCAGATCAGCAAACACGTTCCCTACATTGGTTCCGTAACGAATGTTCTCGCTACCAATCTTGATAGTCCCCTTGGCAGGGAAGCTAGAAGAATCGGCCACGGATATCGTTGTGCTTGCCGCAGTGAGGTTTGCAGACGTTGTTGTGGATGCCGTTTCAAAATCGGACGCGCTAGTCAGCGTGAACGAAGTGTCCGAGTCGCTGATGCCACCAGCATCATTGAGCGTGGTCTGAGGGTAACCCGTGCTGTAACCACCCCACGTTCCTGCCCCCCAGCCGTTGCCGGAAACAACAGTGCCTAGACCCGTATTGATCTGGTACGTTGCCACAACGGCAGATCCACCGCCAGCCGTGTTGCCAGAGGACGCCGTGCCGGCGGTCGTTATCGTGTACGAGTTTGAGTCAATGACCGTGACTTCGTGTTCCGTGTTTAATTGAGTCGCACTAATTCCATCCGTAGCCGTTGCGCCACTAATTGTTACAAAGTCGCCGGTAACAGCTCCATGGCCAGGTGCCGTGACAGTCACCACGGCGCTGCCAGAAGCTCCGGTTTTCAAAGGGTCTGATCCAAGCGTGGTGATTGCTCGAATAGGCGTGACATCGTTGTAGCCACCGCCCTCTTCAATATAAAACTTGGTTTCCGTGCCAAGGCCCATGTACTTGGAACCGCTCAACGCGGCCCATACGTGCAGCGAACGGCCAGTGCCTTCAATCGTGTTACTGCTAAGACGCGACCAGCCGCCCATCTTTTCGGGACGGCCTTTTCGGAACCGTATCAGGTCCGAATCAAACCAGCCGTTTTCGTCTCCGTAAGACGTAGTCTCACGATTTACGCCAGGGCGAAACTGTATCTTCGACAGAGGCATTTAGTCACCCAGTTCAGGCCAATCATAAAGAACGCCAGACTTATTCCCTTCAGCGTCATAGCTGACAAACAGTGCAGCCATTGCGTCTGTATCCGCCGCGTTGTCGATAGCCGTCTCCATCTCCGTAGCCTTGGTGCGGATTGCATCTCGGTACGTCTGGATGTTGGCTGGAACAGCGGTATTGTTATCAGCCTTACGGACGATGGCCCAATCTGTCTCAGCCAGAAGAGATGCCTGTTGCGCCTTTACTTCAGCCTTTAGCTGAGAGCGGACGCCCGGTTCCATGATCTGGTTGCCGTCTTCATCGTTTACCGCATTCCCGTCGCTATCCACCAAACCCACATCGGTCAGGCTTTTAGCTGTCTTAGAGATAGTCACACCATCCGTCTGGTATCCCCAAGTGTACAGGCGCGAGTCCGGCGGCGTCTCAGGAGTAACTTCCGTTAGCCCCGCCGCTGCCTTCTCATCCGCTGACCAGATATGCCAATTTCTAGGGTGCGTGATGCCGTTGTCGTCGGTCCACGAACGACCTTCTCTAATTGTCTTGCTGCCATATTTCCACATAACCTATCTCCTATCGGGCGGTCGCTGTTTTGAACGGTGATTCGGCGACGGCCATGAAGATGTAAGTGCTGCCGGAGCCATTTGTTTCTGTATCGTTGCCTCTAATCTTAAATCCATTTGACAGAAAATCGATGTGCTGTGCTACACCGCTGCTTTCTGCCCCACTCGAATTGGCTGCTAACGTCAGGCCGTTGACGTTGTATGGTCCTCTTTTGTTATCCCACATTTTCCAATCACCAGCAGCGTTAGTGCGCTTGGTCATCACAAAAGCAGGTGCGAATCCATTTGTGTACACAAATGGACCATCTGTCGAACCATTGCCCGTGTAGCCTCCGACGGAACTAAAATTTTCCACTTCTGCGAAACAATATACAACGTAGTCTCGTCCCGTTGCATTAACTTGAGTTTCATTTCCTAAAGTAAAAACTGAACTTGTCGGAGCAGTGTCATTCCATCGATTACTAACCGTAAAGGCACCGTCAGTTGTAAAAAACAAAAACTTTGTTGGTCCTAACTCTTCGTGATAAATACACCAGTTTTCTCCAACATCCCTATCTTTAAGGATCATCATCTTAGGAACTGCACCAAGGCCATGGCCTACAGTTGCTCCTGATGTAGAGTTGCCAACGTAAGTAACTATACTAAAACCACTGGTAGTATCAGCGGACACCGTTGACGTGATGCTGCCATCAGTATTGCTGCTGCCGCTGCCGTTGGCTTTCCACTGCCATGCAGCCATAGAGTTGCCGCTGGTATTTACTTCGCCTCTGTTTCCAACAGTAAAACCATCCGCATCAAAACTAACTAGACCTTCAGTAACGGTTGCCTCTGCTCCATTAGTAGAAGAAAAGACTACTTTTGTAGCACCTCTTACAGCATC